CTTCTGATGATAGGGAATACTACAGTTTCGAATGAACCTGAGTCTGAAGTTGATGTTGCTTCGTTGATTAACCAAGATGCTTGGTTTTCATACAATTGTGCAACGTTATCCTTCATGTGACTACTAAGTCCTTCTAAGAAACCTAGCTTATCCCATTTGCTGATTGTGTCTTCCTTGATAACCTTAAGGTGCTTAAGACCGATATTACCAACGAGACCTGATTCTAATAAAGCTCCCATTTTATTTGTTTTTTTGTTTTAATTTATTTTATTAATTTAATTTAGAAATCAAATCTTTGATTCTCATAAACTGAGGATTTTCATAAGTTTTGCTTTCAATTAAAGTTGTTGACGATCCTGTAGATGGTGTATTAACAATTTTATTACCTACAGACTCATTCATTGATTGTGATTCAGTCTTAGTTAATTCTTCTTTAAGTTGTCTGTAAAGATTTTTTGAATCTTTAAGAGTTTCAACTCCGTCAAATCTTCTAAGAATGTTTATTTTCTCTTTTTTTGTTGTTGAGTGTTCTGTGAATAATCTTGTTGCATAAGCCAAATTTGAATTGAAAATTGCAACCTCGTTAAGTTTTTCTCTAAACACGTTTAGAGCCTTTCTATATTCATCATTTTTTTCTCTCAACAAACCAACTTCTGATTCAAGAGATTCTTTTGTTACTCCGTTTTTATAAACGTAATTTCTATTAGGTGTTATTCCTTTTCTCAAACCTCTACCTTCTTTAGAACCCATACCATATGTACGTGCTGCTTCTGTAGCTTCTTCTTTCTTTTCATAATCTTTGTAGTGACCATCAACATCTTTGGTTTTCTTTTTAACACCATCTACAGACTTACGTTTGTATTCGTGTTTTTTTGATCCCCATCCTTCTGTGGTTTCTACTTTTTTTATTTTTCCATCTACATTAGGTCCTTTTTCATAGCTGAATTTAGCTTTACCTGTTCCCATAGTTTTAGGTCCTTCTTTCTTGTCTTCATCGAATCCTTTGAATGGTCCTTTTTTATAGTCAAACTTAGGTCCTTTACCAATTCCAACTCCTTTAGGTTTTACAGACGACATTTTTTTAGATTTTTTGTGGTTGTATGCTTCGTGCATATCATAATCCTCTTCGTCCATTTCATCTAACTCTTGATCATCAGACTCATCTATTTCTTCAGAATCATCTTCGTCATCAGACTCATCTATTTCTTCAGAATCGTTGTCTTCATCGTCATCGTCTTCTTCATCTTCTTCATTGAATTCGATTTCATAAACTACTTCGTCCATGTCTTGATCGTTTTCATCATCCATGTCTTGTTCGCCCATTTCGTTTCCAACAGAATCATTAGCAAAGATTGCTTGAAGTACATGATCAATGTCATCATTAGATACCATTTCTTCTTCGTACATAGTTTCTTCATTTTCTTCTGATTCGCCGAGTTTGACTAAATATTCTGCGTCTGTATTGCTATCTGTTAAATGAATATCATCATCGTCTTTCTTAACGATAATTCCATCCTCTTCACCCATAGCTTTGAAGACTTTAAGAATTTCTTCATCTGAAGCTCCACGTAAATCAATTGGTTCATCAGAGTCAACTTCCATGTCAATATCCATATTCATGTCTAATCCCATGTCGGTTGATTCTTCATTATCAGCATCATCGCCTTCTTCATCAGAATCGATTTCAGCATCTAGGTCTAATTCTTCCTGCTCGGATAGAGATTCTTTTACAAGTTGTGAGATTTCTTCTTTCATTGTAGATTGAAGTATTCCTTTTGCATTTTCGGCTATAGCTTCTTCAACTTGTTTCATTTGAAGGAGTGCCTCTTCTACGACATTTTTATTTTCTTGCATGAAAATTGTATTTTTTTCTTAATAAATATATCCAAACCATAAAAAAGTTTAATTTATAATGGTTTGGAAACAATAAGAGAGTTAATAAAATCCATTTTGGATTTACAATAAATATTTAACGCATAAAAAAAGTGGTCGAATTTGACCACTTTAATTTTTTTAATCTTCAATAACTTCGTCTATTTTACTTTCCGAGACCGAAGTAATTCTCCAATCATAGGAGAAAGACTGATATTTTTTTGTTACTTTAGCTTCTACATCGGTTACAGAGTAACCTTTAACTAATTTTTCTTCCCTAATTTTTTTAATTTTACCTGTGTTGTCGTCAGGAAGATCATAAGTTACTTTAGCTACAAAATACTTTTCATCCATAGTTTATTATTTTCCCAAATAATCGGTTAATCTTTTCATCAAATCAATAGATTGAGACATTGGTTCAGATTTTAATTTTTTTTCTTCTTCTAAATTTTCCTCGTAATTATCTCTTTCTGAAACATCATCAAACAAATACGCACCTGGAGTAGACGGTGATGAAACAAGATCAAAACAAATCAATTCAAAATCATCTTGAACTTCATTTCTTTCTCCTACTTTCTTCAAAGAACCCACACCTCTTGAGGATATACCTAAAGTCACCCCTTGTCTTAAAAGATTCGCAGCGATATCACCCTTAGTTGTAACAACACCTCTTTCGTGGAAACCTGGTGAGGTCAACAGCTTCAATTTACCCATAAGGATATTCTTATCCCACCAAATGTCTGTAATGATGTGAGAAACCCTATCTAAATCAATTAGAGAGGATTCTGGATGATTCAACTCTGAGGTTGCCAAACCTTTTTTAATTATTTGTTTATATTTGTCGGCTTCTCTTTTTAATATCCTTTCAGGGTATGTTCTACCATTTCTATTTGGAGTATCAAATTTTTGAAGTACTGCGTAAAATTCGAATGGATTTCTGTAGTCGAATTGTTTTGCCTCTTTTATAAATTGTAAGTTATCACCCTCAGTTGCCGATACAAGACCAGCATCCATTTCAATTAGGATGCCGTGACCAACTTCGTGTGCCTCAAGAATTCTTAATTTTTTCATTAAATCTTTTCAAATAAATATTTGATATATTCTTTAGTTCAAATAAATTATTTTTTTGTGAGTGAGAAATCAAAGAAATTGTTTTCTACTATGTTTGTTGAATAAATGTCTGAGATAATTTTTTTCACTGAATTTTTAATTTCATACGATTTGAAATCATCATCGTTTTCCAAATAAAGATTTATTTCTAAATTGAAAAAAGATTTTTTACCTATACCTATTCCACTAGTCCTTAGATCAAGATCAACTATAGAATTCTTCTTGAAAAGATTAGTGTTAATTGAATCAAAAACTGTATGTTTCAACTCTCTACTTAAATTACAAACAACTCTGTTCCAATTATCAAGATCTAATTTGGGAGATACCCACGACTGAATATTAATGTAAATCGATTTCAAATTTTTAGAGTCAACTGTACCATAAGTAGACTTGAATTTTTCTGAGAGATTTAACTTAACACTTTTTCCTTTTTTCATTCATTACCATATTACTTAAGTTTATTTTATAAAAAATAACATAATATATCCTTCAAGTCAAAATTTTACTAAAGTTGAAGATATTTTTAATATATGTTAATAATAGAAATAAAAGGACACGATAACATTGAAAGAGCTCTTAAGACCTTAAAATCAAAAGTCATTAAGACAAAACAAAATCAAGTCCTAAATGAAAGGAAAGAATATATTAAGGATTCTGTGAAAAATAGAAAAAAAATTCTAAAGGCAATTTACTCCCAAAAGATGAAAAACTCTTAGAGTGATTCAACTAACTTTTTAAGTTTTAGATAACTTATTTGATTAAAATTATCTTTTTGAATCTTTTCTATTGTTTCGTTAATTCTGATTTTAGTGTCAGAATCATTCTCTTGCTCCATTAAAGGAGTTAGCTTTTCCAAAGCTGTTTTTCTTAAAGATTCAAAATTATTTTCGAGTGTTTTAGTATCTTCTTTAATGATTTCAAAAAACTCTTTTTTTGAGTTTTCATCAAGATTTTCTATATAGTTCTTCAGAGTTTGATTGGCAATTTTAACCATTGAGCTTAATGGTAAATTAACTTTTGGTTTATTAATTTGTGGTTCTGAAGATATTATTTCCAAAAGATTTTTTTTAGTTTCAACTCTTTCTCTTATATTTGTTTTTGAAATTTCAGGATATAATAGAGAGTCTAAATTTTTATATTTGTTTTCTATTTTACTTTCAGAAAGGTTACTTGGTAACTTTACATTAGGAAGTATAGTTCTGAGAATAAAAATACCTTCATTTAGAAAATCCGCAGCATCTTCTTTACTCAATCCTTGAGGTTTAGTCAATTCATCATAGATCGAATACACTTTCGAGATGTTTTTATTGTTCAAAATATTATGTTTGAACTCATTAATTGCTTTTTTGAAAGCTTTCTCATCTTTGTAAGACTCTAAAAGATTTTCTTCAATAATTGATTTTAATAATCCGAAGGTCATTTTATATATTTTTTTATAAATATTAGTTCTTTAATAACTTATTCAATTCTTTTTCAATTTCTCCTAAAGAATCTTGTCCGTGTTCCAAATCTAATATCAAATTACCTTCAATTAGATTTGTTTCTAGTAAAAGATTCATTCTATCATTAAATGATTCTGGTGTAACTGTTGCAGGTGTTTCTCCTGATTCCTCAGGTCCTGGTGTTTCAGGTGTTAGAGGTGGTACTGGTATTTCAGAAGAAGCTTCAGGTCCTGTTATTTCTCCACCAGGTTCTTGTCCTGGCATAGGAGACGTACTTCCTGATGTACTACCGTACAGTTTATCAATATTATCAAATAATCCTGTTTTAGATATAACAGTTGGTGTATTTTTCAATTCCTCACCGATTGCCCTCTCAAGTCTTTGTTGCATTAAATCAAGTTTAATTTCTTCATCAGACCAATCAAATAGGTGTTTTTTGGCCCAAGTAGAAGATACTGGTTGTATACCATTACCTGGATCCAAAACCATATCCTTATATAACAATATTTTTTCCTTCCAAACGTCAATTTTCAGTAAATCGGCTTGTGTTGAAGGATTAGTTAAACCAAGTGTAAAGTTAGATATTTCATCCTCAAAACCTAATAAAAATAAATGTACGATCGCAATTTTATTAAGTTCTTGAACCATGCTTTTTTGAATTCTGTTGATTGTTCTTGCAAAACGTATGTCTTGTAATGACAGATTTTTTCCATCACCAACAACCTCTTCAAATCCTAAAAACGCTTTAGGAACACGTAGTGCCGTTAATAACTTCTTTTGAATATATTCGATATCCGCAATTTCAGAAAGATTTTGAGCTCCTGGTAAAGTTTCAATCGGACTTGGAGATGAAGGGTCTCTTACAGGTACAAAATAATCTTGGTCAACCGCCATTTGATTAAACCTTAAATCAACATTACCTGTTTTAGAATCAACAACTTGTTGTCTCTTAAATTTATCTGCAACACGGTTTACATATGATTCAACGTCTTCATCGTTCATATTACCAACAAAAACTTTGAATATTCTTCTTTCGGGTGCTCTTGATGTTCTATAAATCATCATAGCATCTTCAGAAAGTAAAAGTTGTTTCCAAATTCTTCTGGCTTTTTCCAACATCGAAGTTCCGTATGGAAGTTTTCTATCATCACCTAAAAGTCTAAAGTGAGCAATCTCCCAAGATTGAAAAGTCATATTTTTATTACCCCACTTAAATGTAAGTTGTTTTCTTGCATCAGCTTTTCCCATATCTACGGGTGCTTTGTCTGTAAGACCAACCTCGTGTCTTTCAATCTCAACGTTAGGAAGTTGTTGACAACCAACCACGCCTTTTTCAGGGTCTAACTTTAAGTAAACAAAGTTATCACCATACTTACAAGTATTTCTTGTCCACATTGGTAAATTTGTATTTATATCCAAAGTGTTATTAAATAAATCAGCAAGTACTGATTTTATTCTTTTTGACTCGGAATATATTTGTAACATATATACGTCTTCATTTACTGTGGTAGATTCTTCAGCATAAATGTCTAAGGCTGCCGATATCTCAGGAGTGTATTCCATAGATTCGTAATCATATGTTGCAGAAAGTCTTGATGGTTCATAATAAATTGCTTGAGAATATAAGTTATTTTCAATTTTAGCCCATTGGCCTGAAAGATAAAATGTTTGTTGTGCCTGTAGTTTTTCTTTTTCGTACTCGGCTTTGTCAGGAGTCTTAAGGAGAACTTGCTTATCAAACTTAAATGTTGGATAATCTTGTCCCAAAAGTGAATTGGGTCCAAACGCTTTACTAAT